CCGCCCAGCCCTCCCCGGGTGGTCAGGATGTGCTCTTCATTGAAGAGCTGGCAGAACTGCGGCGGCTCGTCCCATCGGTCAATCAGAAGCAGGCACTGGACGCAGCTATCGCAGCCCTCGCCGCCCGCCAGCCGGTGGAATTCGAACGTGCGATCCCAACACGTCGGCGTGAATCGGCTGTCGAGCCTCTCCTCGAACTAGGCTTTGTGTGGAACAACCAGCGATGGGAGAACCGTCGCCAGCCGGTGGGGGAGGTTGTCGAGTATCAGAGTTACCACGGGTATGGCGGCGGCCAGTGGTCAACGTGCGATAAGAAGCTCTACGACAACGGCAAGGCGTTTGAAGCCAAGTACGGCGCGGGTCAAATGTCCCTCTATCGCGCTTTGGTGGTCGGTGACGCCGCCCCGCCTGCGCAACAGCCCGCGCAGGTTTATCTGGACGGCTTGGATCGCGCCCTCGGCGAGGCCATCGACCAGCGCGACCGCTATCACGAAGTAGCCGACGACCTGGCCGGCCACATCGCAAGTATCACCGGCGTGGATATGGGCGAGCACAGCAGCACCAACTGCCCTTGGCAGAACGCCATTGAGGCGGCTGAGGAGTACAAGCCCGCGCAGGCCGTGGACCTTGGTCCACTCCGTAGCCTCGCGCGCAGTTGGATTGTGGAAGCGGGCGGAACCGTCGCCGACACGAAGCACGCCTGTGCCGATGAACTGCTGACCCTGATCGACAGCCAGGCGTGACGACCCACCTGACCCTCCCCTGGCCGCCAAGCCTGAACCGGATCTACAAGCCCAAGGGCAAGTCGATCCGCCTGGCCGAAGTGGCTCATGACTACAAAAGGGCGGCCTCGGCCGCCTTGCCTGTTGGCCGCGTCCCGCCGCCGCTGACTGGGCGGCTGATGGTCTGGATGGTCCTTCACCCGCCGCTCAAGCTTGCCAAAGCACGATGGGACATCGCCAACCGCGAGAAGCTGATGATCGATTGCCTGACTGCCCAACGTGTCTGGCTGGACGATTCGCAAATCGACGCCCTGGTCATGCTGCGCGGCGAGCCCTCGGGCACTGGGCGCGTGGAGCTGACGATCCAAACCCTCGAACCTGGAGTGCCGCCGCTGTGAACGAACTCTCCCGACACCAGGCTGCACAGTTCGCGTTCATGGACGCCCTGGAGTATCACCGCAGCGCCTTGAGCGAATCTATGCGGCGCGACAGTCTGCAGATCGACCCGAAGGCTTCGGCGCGCACCCTCGTACGTTTGGCCCGCGTGTCTGATGCGCACACATCGGCGCTTCACCAGTTTGAGGACTCGATTCGTGCGAGCCTTCAGGCCTACTTGGACGCAACGCCGAAGGTCGCCCGGGCGTCGCTGCTACCTGAGGCGCAGTTCCTGGTCGAGCATTTCGACCGGTTCACGGAAGTTCCCTTGACTGCGAGCCCAGTTAAGCGTGTGGTAAGCTGGGCGCGCCGCAAACTGCGCGGAGCTGCCAAGGACCCCGGAGATGTCGACTGAAACCGCTGCCATCGGCCTGGGCTTCCCCGCCGACATAGCTCTACTAGATGACATCCGAGAGCATTTGGCTGTAGTCGGTGACGGCCTTGTGTGGATCAAGAAGACCGGGCGCAAAGTGGTCCCGGGTCGTCGGGTCGCAACTTCCCGGACGCACAAATACGATTCCGTCCGCTTTCGCGGCAAACGTTTGTACGTGCACCGCATAGTGTTTGCGCTAACCACCGGTGCGTGGCCGGCGCACGATGTGGACCACATCGATGGAAACAAGAAGAACAATCACCCTGACAACTTGCGCCCAGCAACGCGAAGTCAGAATTGTGGCTACAAGGCCGACTCAGGCCGTAATACCTCGGGCCGTATGGGTGTAGGTTGGGCCCGGCACGCCCAAGCTTGGTATGCCAAGATCGTGGTGCGTGGCGTGACGCACCACTTAGGGTATTTCAAAGCCTTTGACGAGGCGTGCCAAACACGCGAACGCGCGGAAACTGACCTCCTGGGAGAGTACAAATGGCAACGATGACTACTGCAGAAGTGGCCGCGGCTGCGCTAGGTTTTCCCGCAGACATCGCACACGCCCTGGAACAAGGTTTTCTTCGATACGGTATCGACTCACCCCTAGAGCGCGCACATTTCATCGCACAGGTTGCCCACGAATCCGGCAGCGGCAAATGGCTGCAGGAGCTGGCCTCTGGCAAGGCCTACGAGGGCCGCAAGGATCTGGGCAACGTCAAGCCCGGTGACGGGGTCAAGTTCAAGGGTCACGGCCTCATCCAGGTCACCGGCCGCGGTAACCATGCGCGGTACAGCAAATGGAAGTACGGCGACGATCGTGCCGTGCGCGACCCGTTGATGCTGACCCGTCTGCCAGACGCGGTCGACGCCGCGTTCTGGTACTGGACCGTCGAGCGTCCGAAGCTCAAGGCGCTCGCACTGGCCGACGATGTGGTCGGCGTGACGCGCGCCATCAATGGCGGCACGAACGGCCTGGACGACCGCAAGGCCAAGTTGGCCCAGGCCAAGCGACTGCTGGGGTTGCCGGCATGACGTTCGCCACCCGAAACATCGGCGCGGCCCGTTTCGGCCTGTCCTTACTCATTCTGATGCTGTATGGCGCTTGCCTGTTCGTATCCATCTACGTACCGGTGCCCACCGAGAACCGGGAAGTTTTTGCTGGCCTCATTGGCGGGCTGAACATGGCTCTCGGCGGCGTGGTCGGCTTCTATTTGGCTCCAGGACGTCGGGGGGCGAATGGCGCCTGAGCAAGAAGCGGCCGACGCGATGCAATCCGAACTGGAAGCTGTACGACAGCGCGCGTGCGCCGAGGCAACCTCGCACCTGATGGTATTCTGGCCGCGCGCGGAGTTCCCGCGACGCGGCCCGGATAACGTGCTTCGCCTGGGCTATGGACGCGCTATCGAGCGCAGCGCCCAACCGGAGATCGTGGCACGTATGGCACTGGAAGCGGACATCGACCGGGTCAGCAAGACCCTTGAACGCCGAGTATTCGTGCTGATGGCCAACCAGCCCGGGTGTGATCGCAAAGTCGGCTTCCTGTACGCCGTCGCTGACATCATCGGGGTAGATCGCGTCCGCGACTGGAACGAATTGTGGACGGCCGCGGGCCGAGGGGACTGGCAAACCGTGTGCTTGTATCTGATGGCCCTGCAGTGGGAGGCCATAGACGGCGCCCAGGTCGACCGGCGCATGGCTGCCGGGAATCTCATCTTCGGCTTGCGTGACGCATAACAAAAGGCCGCCTTTCGGCGGCCTTTTGTTTCAGCCTGACCGACCGGTCAGGCGTACTCTTCGATGATGACGATACCGCCCGCGCCCGCACCGCCAGGCTGCTCCGTGGCGTTCTGCGCACCGGCAGCACCGCAGCCGCCCGCGCCCGGCGCACCACCGGCCCGGCCCGGCGCGGATCCGGACACTGTGCCGAAACCGACCGAACCGCCGAACAGAGAGCCGCCAGACGCACCTGCGATGACGGCCACCGCACTGGCTGAGATGCCGTTGGCGGCGCCACTACCGTTGCCGTTGATCAGTGAGCCGCCGGCGCCCGTACCGCCGTTGGCGGCGCCGTACACGGTCGGGGTCGCTGCAGCGTTGCCGTTGGCGCCACCGCCACCGCCACCGCCCGTAAGTCCCGCGAAACTGGATGCAGTGCCCGACGTACCGTCGGACACCTGCGGCAGTCCTGCAGCGCCAGCGGCGCCCACAGTGACGGGTGCGGTGCCGAAGCTGACTGTGACCCAGCCGATAGCCCAGCCGCCACCGCCGCCCGACACACCGCATGCGGCCTGCCCTGCGCCAGTCGCGTTTGACGCGCCGCCACCGCCACCGCCACCAACTACGGTCGCCTTCGCGCGGGTAGTGCCTGGCGTGGGCGTGTAGGTACCGCTGGCAGTGAATACCTGCGTGTTGAGCAGTCGGCCGCCCAGCTGGTCCAAGCGCGCCGCCTGCGTTCCGCTGGTAGCCGGGCCGATGTTGGCGGCGGTCAGGCTGCAGTTGGTGCCGTCACAGTTGACCGGCGTCGGGGCGCCATTCTGTGGGATCGCGGCCGCCGAGCCTGCAGCGGTACGAACAGAAACGGAGAAAGCGCCAGAGGTGTTATTGTAAATCGTCCAGCTGTAGACCCAGGCCGGGACGATCAGCACCAGGTTGCTGGTCAGCGTACCGGCCACCGTGATAACGCGCTTGCCCGCTTGCGCCGGGGTCAACGTCACGTTACCGCCAGTCTGGCCGGCAAGCGCCGTAGCGCCGTAGTGGTAACCCGGCACCCAACCCGTGCCGACGGTGTCGGGATTGGTCGTGTTGTCGTTCGCGGTGGAGTACCACTCGCCGCGCCCGTCAGCGGCAGGTACGTTCGCACTGGCCGGATAGCCGCCGATGTTGGCGTCGGTCGCAAACGCGTTGTCGAACGGGAAACGGCCGCCCGCCAAGGCCCACAGGATGGGGCCCGCCAGCTGGTTGAGCGCACCATTCATGTCTGCTTTCTGCGGCGGTACGCCACCCGCCTCAGGCGGCAAGCCGGTGCGCGGCGGGAAACCGACCGACTGAGACGCGCGCGTAGCATCTGCGCTGGTAGGCGGAATGGTCGCCTTCGATGCGTCGTTCTGCGCAAACGGAATGACGTACTTCGGGGGCTGGTTGGACTGCTGCATGGTCGCCTCGGTCAGGGGTTGTAGAACGGGCCCTGGTCGAACCCGGTCACGTATTCAGGGTTGGCGCCTGCGTTCATGCCGGCATAGCCAAACGGCGCGAAGGTCAGGGTCTTGTAGATGTACTGTACCGTAGTCCCGGCCGGCTGCGGGAATATGCCCGACTCGATGATCGCCCGCTCCACGTTGGTCGGGAAGAAGTCGAAGGTGTAGCCGATGTGCATCGGGTTGTCCGGGTCGTACCCGACGTAGGACGGTCCGCGGTCGCCAAACATCTGGCGCATCAGGGCGTTGATCGACGGACAGTCGCAGCTGGCGATGTTGGCCGCAGCCTTGATCAGCAGCAACTGGCGATAGTCCTCGTCCTGCAATGCGAAGGCTGTCGCGCCGGCAGCGGACCCATCGTAGAACGGGGCTTGGTCGAAGGGCTGCCACTGCGTACCCGGCGTGGCGCCGATGTCGAAGCCAAAGTTGAAGCTGGGCGTCTGCTGGACCTGCAGGTACCGGCTGCGGCCCAGGATGCGCCCCCAGATGTCCAGACCGAAGCCCTGCGCGGTGTTTATGTCCCACACGTAGGTCAGGAAGTCGTCCGTAAACTTGGCCGGGTCGACCCATTGGTCGAACGCCTCCAACAGCCCCATCAGCGTGGGGCTGTTCTGGAACTGCCGCATTACGGTTTTGACGTAATCGGTCATGCGACGTCCACCGTCTCCACCACAATGTCCAGCTCGGTGGTCACGGGTAGCTGGTCGATGCCCATGGTCAACGCCGGACCGCTGACTGGGCTCGGCGAGGTACCGATGTTGATCGAGATCGGTACGATGTTGCCCAACGCCTGGATAGCGGGAAAGTATTCGGCCGCGACGATCTGTGCGCCGATGCGCGCCCGTGACGTGACGATCGTGCCGTCAGTGGTCGTGAACCCGTTGGTGATCGCGTCGGCCACTGCGCGCTGCACGTCGGTGACGTAGGTGCTGGGGAGCGTGGACAGGTTGGCCACTTCCACGCGCACGTAGATAGGCACCACGGCCGGGCGTACGAAACGGATCAGGTACTGCGGGAAGGGCTCGGCGTAGTTCACCGTGTCTTCGATGATCTGTGTGACCAGCGTACCTTCACCGGCTGCGGTAGGCAGGCCGCAGCCGCAGTCGAGTTTGGAGTTGATCGCCGCGGCAATCGCCTGGGGGTCCCCTCCTGCAACGGTGATGGCGATACTGTGGGCCGGGATCGGGTAGCCCGTGGCGCCATACAGGATAGACGCGTCGCTGCCGTTGTTGTAGACGTACACGTCCGACACGCCCACGACGTTGGCCACGGCTGCGCGCACTGCAGCCGCAGTCCCATTGCCGCCGATCGACACAGAATCTGCTCGGCGGGACTCGAAGGTCTGCCGACTTTCCACGTCCACGCCAGGCGCGCTGGGCTCGTCATTGCTGACGGTCTCCCAGCCCGCGCGCTGCTGGTAGATCCGCAGGCCGTTGATACCAACTGCCGGGCCTGCGCCCGCAGTCGTTGCGCGAAACTCGACGGACGTTGTGCCGGTAGGACCGAACGTCACGGCCGAAGAGGTGACCCAGATCGTGCCGTCCGGCGATGAGGCCTGCGAGCCGGCAGGTAGTGTAGCGCCCACGACGCCGGTCACTACGGCTTGCACGGTCGCGTATGTGGCCGGCTGGCGGGTCAAGAAGTAGATACGCCCCAGGGCGTCTTGGAATCGGCCCGAGGACGTGGCCGGGTCCACCCCGTTGATGATCTGCAGCATCCCTGCGTACAGCACCGTCAGCATGTAGGCCTGGCTCTGGGCCATCTGCCCTTGCGGCGTTGCCAGTTCGGTGTTGAGCGACTGACCTGACAAGGCGAACGAATCGACCCAGTCTGCAAACACACCAGTCAGCACATCGGGCTCGGTCGGGATCGACAGGCCTGCGGCGGAGAAGGTCGGCAAAGGTACGTTGGTCGTCATGGGCGCATGGTATCAGTTTAGGGGACAGGCGTGCCGGACGTGCCGGAACCGGTTTGGACCCCGCCATGCCGATGGGTCGTGAAGGCGATACCGCCGATGGTGGCCTCGGGCGCCGTGATGGGGTCCGCAAAGGTCGTAGCCCCCGTCACCGTCCACCCGGTAGCGTCCAGCGTGCCCGCGCCCGCAGCGCGAACGTTGACCGTACCGGTAGACACCACGTCGATCCCGCCGTCTGGCATGAATTGGACATATTGCGTCGGGTCCGCATTCAGGAAACCTCCCAGATACAGTCCATCGCCCGCGTCATAGGCGCGGTTGGTGGGCGCGGGGCCCGTCTCACGCGTTGAGATTGCGCGCGAAATGTCACGTTCGGCAAACACAGCCAGGCCAATATCGTTGGCCGCCGGGTCGAGGATAATGGCCGACAGGCCACCTTGAATCCGCTGGTAAGGGATCCGGTAGATGGGCGCCGTGGCGATCACCACATCATTAGTGGTCTGCTGCTGCACCAAGGGCTGCACGTCCACAAAGCCAACCGTACCGGCGGCCGGATAGACCGTGATCACTTTGACCAAGGTGGCGGTGTGGATCTGACGGATCAGGCGCTGAATGATCCACTCTTGCATGCGACCTTCATGAAACTGGGCCTCAAACGGCGCACCGATCTTCGGAGTGTCAGCCACCGGACACCCCCAGGCGAGCCTTGGCCTCGTCCACGGTCATCACGTCAACGATAGACCAACCGCGCCACGGCCCGTCAGATACTGCGGCCATCGCCGAGCGCACCGCAGCCTCTTCGCTTTCGGCGCGTAGCACCTGACTGCGCGTGAAGATCCTCGGTTTCGAGTACCGGACTACGAAGTCGATCAGGGTTTCAGGTTGCGCTGCCACTGCCATCCCCCTTGGAACCGTAGGACTGTGCGGCGATGGCCGTCATCCACTGGCCGCCCGGCATGTTCGGTTCGATGTTGTGCTGCAGCACGGCTGCAACCCACTTGGTGCGATTGACGAAATCGAACATGGTCTGGATGTCCAGCGCCAAGCCCGGACGAATGCGCGGATTGAAGATGGTAGACAACTGCACGCCACTGGTCGAGTACGTCGGGTACCCGATCATTCCGTTGGTCTTGTTGATCGGCACCGGATCGCTACCCAGCGGCCCATTGACCGGTCGGACCAGGAAGCGCTGCAGGTTGATGTACCAGGTCAACTCCGGGAAGTAGTTCATCAACGCCGATGCCTGATCCATCGGGGTGCCGATCAGGTGGGCGCGCTGGATCTCCAGCACCGGCACGCTCTCGGCAAACTCGACCACGAGCCCCGTTGGGCCCAGGATCTGCTGCAACGCACTCTGTAGGCCGACAGGTTCGTCCTGCGCGTAGGGCGCCGCCACGGTGTTCATGGCAATCATTGCCGAATTGGCTTCGATCTCCAGGGCTACCTGGGGCGCACCGCCGGCATTGATGGCCGACCAGGTAATCACCCCGGCAAAGAACGGGACGAAGTTGGAGCCATCCCACACATCAATGGTCAGCGTGTCGGTGTTGGACGGGCTAAGCACTTCCAGCCACAGGCGCGCGATCTTGTTCATGGCGTCCAGCGGGACGCCGTAGATTGCCACTTTGGCATTGCCGAACTGGTTGCCACCTTGGCCTACCTGGATCGACATGCGATGCTGTTCGAAGGCGTAGGTCAGCGCACGTTCGCCCTGAGCGCTCGGACGCACGACGTTGACCGTGACGCGCGCGCGGCGCTCCTGCAACGGGTTCATCGGATCACCGTGTTGTAGGACTGGCTTCCGCCGAGGCGCTGCAGACCGCCCACGAGCGACTGTGCGTCCGGCGTCTGCACATTCATGTTCTGGATGTTGACGTTGGTGCCGGCCGATTGGCCGTAAGCGCCGGCCAGACGCTGTGCATCAGCGCCGCGGCGTAGATCCTCGCGCACGTTGCCGTGGGCCTCATACAGCTGCGAGTACGACCGGCCGAGTTCCTGCGCATTGCCCCCACGTGCAAACGCGCGCTGCATCAGGCTACGTTCGTACGGATCAGTCATGGCGAATTCTACCTGCTGGTCGAGGCTGGCTTGGTCGGGCAGTACGCCGTAGCGCGCCTGGAAGGCCTTCGTACGATCTCCACGCCACTGCGCAAGACCGCGCGCGCCCGTACCGCCACCAGCGCCATTGAACGCGTTGGTGCGCAAGCCAGACTCGCGCTGCCAGTTGGCGACCACGGCCGCAGCCTGCTGTGCTGTCAGGCCATACTGGGTGATCAGCTTGGTCATCAAATCCTGCGCGTTGCCGGTCATGCCTGCGCCGGCTGGCCCATCGTTTTCGATGTTGCGCGGCAGGTTGTGCGGGTTGAGATTGGCGAAGCCATCTTCGATGTTGCGGGGGAGTCGTGCGCGCCCCTCGGCGATGTCGCGTGCGCGATTGTCGGCAACCGTATTCCGCCACCAGTCGGCTGCAGCACCCAGGATGCCGCGGCCGCCGGTGGCGTTGCTCACGCGCTGCCCGATGTCGTCTGCGAGCCCCTGCGAGCCCCAGGGCGCGCGCACCTTGTTGAGGTAGTAGGTGATCCACGACCACAGGTCGCGCAGCGCGGTACCGGTGTCCCGGAAGCGGTTTACGACCACAGACAGCACGTCCGTAAGCGACCGCAGAACCACCCCCAACTCGGGCGCGTTCTTGTCCAACGCCTCCTGGAAACCCTGGACGCCGCCACCGGCGTCCTGCAGATCCTTCGTGAATTCGCCGAGCTGGACCGCCCACTCAGACAGTCGAATCGCACCTTCTTCAATCGCGGGCTGCAGGGCTTCCAGCAGCGTGCCGCTGACCGAGATGCCCGTTGCCTTGATGGACTCGAAGGCATCGGCCAACTGGTCCAAGGCCTTGCGGTTCTCCTCAGTGGCCTGCGACAGGGACTGCGTGAAAGCTTCACGCACGTCGCGCTCGGACTTGATCATCAGGATCAAGTCCGCCGACACACCTTGTGCGGCCAACGTGTCTTCAAACTGCTGGCGCTGGCCGGCCGGCGCGGCGCGGTAGCGACTCTGTGCTTCGCCCAGGATGTCCTGCAGCGAGCGGGACGTGTCGATGTTGACACCCATCCGGCCGAGCGCCTGCAGCGTCGGGGCGTTGCCCGTCAGGACGCCTTGGCGCTGCTCGCGCGCCAGATTGGCCAGCGCCTCGGCACCCGCATTGGCGTCAGCGCCGAGCCGGCGTGCAGTCGCGCCCCAAGCCTGCATCTGCTTGTTGGACAGTGCCGTGCCCACGGCCTGGCGTCGCAGGCCCGTCTCGAAGCTCAGGAAGCCAGCCAGCGTACCGCCGATAGCGGCTCCCAGGCCGGTGACCACGCCGACGGCCGCGGCGACCTGCAGGCCGAAGGAACGCACGCCCGCGGCGACGTCTTTCAGCCGACGCTGCTGATCCTTGTTTACGCGATCGGTGACGCGCGCCCGGTCCTGTTGCTTGCGGAACGTACGGTCTGTGTTTCGCTCGACCTGCGCCTCTACTTTCTGGTAGGGCTGTGCATCCAGCGTCAGCTGGACAATCAGTTCGTCTACGACCTGCGCGGCCATGGCTTAAGCTCCTGCCAGGACGCTGCCCGCAGGCGCGCCCGATTTGGCCAGCGCTGCGACCTGCGCTGACGTGTCGTCGGGGTAGACGCGCCCCAGCTCTGCAGTCGGCCCTGATTCGGGCTCGACGGCCTTGTCGCCCAGTAGCGACGGCGTGCTGATCTGCGGAACCTCGGTCAACTGTAGTTCCAGATACAGCATGTTCGAGCCGCGGTCCTGCCGAGTCTGGTACGACAGACGCGTGATCGTCAGGCTCTGGAAGATGCCCTGAGGCGTCACGACGTGGTAGCGCCCGATCGGATCGGCGGTAATCTGCGAGCGGATAGCCTCCAGCCACGTAGCGCGCGACAGGTCCGGACCTTCCTTGATCAACACCATGTCGAGGCCGTCGGGCCGTCGGACCTTGTTGGCTACCGTGTACCCCAGTTCCTCGACCGGATAGTCGGAGGTCTGGAAATCGGCAAACCGGGGCGTGATCTCCGCCCAACTGTCGGGAACCGTCAGGGGAAGGAACGTGTCGGCGCTGATGATCGCGTAGATCGGGCGCGGCGGGTTGAACTTGGGCAGGTTCTTGCTGATCAGCGAGACGACATTCAGGACGGCAGCCGGCAGCAACGAGGCCGTCGGCAGCTTGGTCGGAAGTTTCGGCAGCGATGGCAGCGAGAACGCCACAGGTTACAGGCCCGACATCACGTTCGTGCGGACGAACGCGCCGACGATCTCACCCAGAGTCTTGAGTTCCCGAATGTCATCGTTGAGCTTGCGGAACATGCCGGGGTGCTGCGGATCCGGCGCGACCTGCACGTAGTTGAGCATGTCCAGCAGCAGCTGGCGCACGGCCATCGCGTCGCAGCCGGCCAACAGGCGCATCACGACGTCGATCTGGTCGACACCCTCAGCCGGTTCCATCAGCGCGCGCAGCTCGTCCACGCCGTCCATGCGGACCGCGCCCAGCAGGCGCAGGATGAAGGTCGTCATCTCGACCGGTGGCACTTCGGCGATCTTGAAGGTCTTGCCCGCGTCGCGGCCGTGCTGGCCGGTCAGGCTGACGGTGTTGTCGACGTCGCTCATGCGATGCGCTCCCAGGTGTCACCGTCCGGGTCGGTATAGCTCTCACCGACAGCCAGATGTTCAATGGCCTCACCGACGCCCACGGGCATGAAGCGCGTGTCCGGATCAGTGATAACCTCGGGCTGCAAGTCGCCCTTGTAGATAAGGGTGTAGCGCTTTTCGGTGTCCATCGTGTGGGTTCCTAGGTTGTCTGCTGCAGCGCGCGCCATTCGCGCACCGCCTCTACGTTCAGCAACTCGACCAGGTTGTACACGTCCTCGGTGCTGAGGTCCGTCTCCAACTCGCGGTAGCTGGCGCGGCCCGAGTGTAGCACGGTCGCCAGCGGCGGCGAACAGAAGTTCACGGCCAGGTCTGAGCCGGGCCGTCGAACCTGTTCGGCGATCATCGTCACGGGGATTTCGACCTTGGGGCGCCCCACCAAGAAGCCGACGTGCAGGGCCAAGGCCGCTTGCTGCACGGTCAGCAGGTTTGACCAGTGGCGCACCGGGCGCGAGGCCTGGACAAACGGGGCCAGCAGGTCCAGGCCGGGGCCGGCCAGCTTGAGGACCGCAGGCATGTGTTCGAGGGCCAGGGCTACGATGCCACCGTCCAACGGAGCGCCTACAGCTGCCAGCGCGGCGCGCGCGGCACGGTCGGCTACCAGGGCGGGAAGTTCAGTCAGGACTAGAGGCTCGTCGCCATCAGGGCCGGAAAGGTAAAGGGTGCGCGTCTTGAGCATGTGGGTTGCCTGAATAAAAGATGGGCCGGGGCGCCCACAACGCCCCGGCCCATCGACCCACCAGGCGCAGACACACCGGGCGAAACAAGACTGACAGGCCTGTAACGGCCTGTCAAGCGTCAAAGATCCCACACAGCAGTGTCCACTTCGATCTGCAGCTGTCCGTCGATAGCCGCGTCACTAGCCCAGGTGACTGTGTACGTGGCCGAGTTATTGGCCGTTATCCAAGGCTCGGCTTTGGCTACCACAGCGGTCCCGAGGGTCGCCGTAAACGTGTTGCCTGTCCCGCCCGTCAACCCCGTGGCGGTCACCGTGGGGACAGTTCGATAGCCGTAGCCGCGCGACAGCAGCACAGGCGGCTGAACGATTCCGCCTACCACCTCTACGAAACCGACAGCACCCGTGCCGTCCCCAGTAAACACCAGCGGGAACGTGCCGTTCGTGTAGCCGGTTCCACCGGACGCGGTAACCCCGGTCACCGGGGCCGCAGGGGTGCCGTTGCGTGCTGATGTCCGCAGGAAACGGAAATTGCCGATCAGGCAGTCCGCGCTCAGGTCTACCGTAGCTCCCTTGGACGCGGACACCGACACCAACTTACGGAACCGGGTAGCGCGCAAATTAACGCCAGGCGACGTGGCGTTATCCGCGATCAGCGTACGACGGAACTCATTGACCGAGAACGTCAGCGAGTCGGCAGCCTTGATAATTGCGTCCGAACTGGCCGGGACATTAAAAACATTGCCGGTGATCAGCAACGCGGAGCAGAAGTGATTGTTGGTGACCGCCGTCAGCACGATGCAGTTTACCGGATCGCCGCTGAGGGTCGCAAACGAGCACCCACGTACCTGTGTACGACTCGGGTTTTCGATCAGCAGGCGGCAACCGTCGTCAAACTGGCAGTCGTTCAGGCGGTTATTCGAGGTATTGGACCGCAAGCGGATGCCCCACCGATTCGGGTCTACTCGGTGATCGTGACCGTACACGTGCACGGATTTGTACGTGTTTGCCTGGGAGTAGGAGTCAACACCGACCTCGTTTGCGCGCTCTACGATGTCCGTGAAATGGTTGTCCGTCGCTTGGTTTTCGACGCGGATGCCGGTCGTGCCAGCTACGGCCGTGTCGTTGAACGACTGAAAAAAGAACGTCGAAGAACACATCAGCTCGATAGTAAACGCGTCTGCATGCAGGCCGATTCCGTTGTTCGCCGTGAACAGACAGCGCGTAACCAGGCAACGAATAGCCGCAGTGAAACGGAGGCCTTGTGCGCGGTCGCGTCCGTTAAACACGATTCGATCGAATAGCAGCCCGTCGTTCGTACCCGACCCTGGGCGCTTGTTGACCAAGAACGACCCCAGCGGGAAGTCATCCGCCGCAGAAATGAAACCATTCTGGAACGTGACGTACCCGCCGTTTGCTGGATATGTCAGTGGGGTTGAAATGTAATACTCCCGGCCGCCGAGATCGATCACGATGTTGCCGCGTGTCGGACCGCCATTGTGGGCCAGCATGCGGCTTTGACGGTCAAACGCGTCATCTATCAGAGCCTGTAGTGCAGCGGCACTGTCGATCGGCACTGCTGCACCCGGGACGGCGGGAACAGCTCCGTAGCTGGACATCGGCTGGAGTGGAGATTCATTTGTCTTGAGCCCCAGCGTAGTGGCTACTGCGCGCAGATCGGGGGCCTTGTAGCCCACCGACAACGCGCCAGCGGGCAGGCTGATGTCCCGGACCCGGTTGTCCAAGTCCTTGCTGCGCGCAGTCAGCCCCGTTACGGCGCGATTGAGCGGCCCCTCGGGCCCGCCGAGCAGTCGCTCGTTGGTGTTGATGCCGTCGACGTTGGCCCAACTGGCAGGCGGATCAATGATGCTCATACCGTAACGACTCCGTATGCAAATTGGGTGCCGTCGGCAAAGAACGTGCCATCAGCAAGAAGAGGGATCACAGGCGGACGAGGGTTAGGCCCGACAGTGCCACCAGTATCGACCGGGGTGCGCACAGCGTTCAACAGGACATAGCGCGTGCCGAAGTCCGACCATTCAGGATCGGACGTGCCGCGCAGGTCTGCAAAGGCCAGCGACAGGTCCGGAAACCCCAGATACGCTGCGCGGTCGGTGATCGGTACGCGGTCCAAGCACAGTTGGCCGGCGCAGATCGGCACACCGTTACAAACCACGTCTGCGTACAGGTCCCCTTGCAGGGTGCGCAAGGTGATACCGACGTCCAGGTCGTTGAGAACGACCGAAAAGGCTTGATTGGGCGCGACCAGCAGCGGGACGGTCTGTAGGCTCACACCGCCACCTCGGCCGTGTATCCGGTCAGGTCGGACAGGTAGATCGTGCCGCCCACGGCGCGCGTACTGCGCACCAAGTCGAGGTCGGCCAGTGCGGTTGCGCACAGCGGTACCAGCAACGCTTCGGACTGGTAGTCGGCGCGCAGCTGGATCAACGACGGCGCCTGGCCGAGGTAGCGCGGGTAGTCGATTCCCTGCGTCACATCGAACCAGACCTCACCACGCCAGGCCCGCAGGCGTGTAGCGACGTCCTGTGCCAGCCGCATGCCGGGTCCGGTCTGCATGGCTGCGGCGGTTGCGTCGCCAAACGTGCCGAGGTTGCCCTGATCGTTCAGACCAAGATCCCAGTCAGCCGTCAGGGCGAGCGTGTCGTTTGCCATGGCGCGAGTGTAGCGCACGACCTGCTGAACTGCACCTAGCGACGTGCGTTACACTTCGGCTACGGCGGTACGGATACAGAACATGGGGTTTCACCTTCTCCCCTATACGTCAAAAACAAAAGATATATAAATAGACTACTTTGATTTTGATTTGATTCTTTGCTCATCTTCTTATTCTTTGATTCTGTATTCTGTATCCGCCGTAGTTCT